CGACCTGTCGCAATATATCCATCCATAAAAAAACATGGATCAGAATACCTTTTTGATACCTGATCCATGAAGAAAAAGTCACCTATTTGAACAACTTTGAAACAACCTTGATAAAATCCTTGAATTCTTCCTTCTTGATGAAGTCAATCACCATTTCAAAGAACATTGCAAAATCAAGTTCTTTGATTTCATCAACAGACAAATTGGAAGTCTGTGACAACAACTGATAGATGTATGTTTCACATTTTGGAAGATTTGAAAGAATGATATTCACAATATCAAGTGTTAATGTAATACCAACAACCTTTGTGAATGATTCTTTGTCTGTTTCTTCCTCTGATCCATCTTTCTTCTTCAATAAGGAATTCACCATTTTCTGAATGGCATCCTTTTCAAAGCATGATGTGAATTCATTTACACCAATCAAGCTGATGATCTTAAACATTGGAAAGACATCAGGTGATGACAGCTTTCTGAATGTATATGGTTTTTCAACCACTTCTTCAGAAATGATTTCAGTTGCTTCTTCAGTTTTAACTTCAGTTTTGATTTCCTCTTCTTTGATTTTAGTTGTTTCTCCCATTGTTCAATTTCCTTTCTGTTTTTTATGCCGCTGTCGGATAATAGATTTTTACTGGAAGCGTATCAAGATCACCCTGATTTTCCGCATAAGCATCAAGAACAACCTTCAGAACAGCATTTTCTTTGTTCTTTGGTTCAAGTTCCATTGCTGATTTACAAAGTGCATATTCAAAGATGATGATGATGTCTTTCTTTCCATTTGCTGTTTTACCAACAAAAGCAAAGTTTGAAATATAATCACCTTCTTCAATGTTTGCCTTGTCAATGAACATGTCATATCCATCAGCATCACTGACACCTTTTTTGAAGTTTGTTGACATTTTGATGTTGTCTTCAGTAATTTCAGCCATGCTTGCTTCAATGGATGCCTTGCCGCCCTGTTTCACTGTAAGACCTTTTACAAGAACCAGTGCACCATCAAGTTCAATGTCCTTGTATTCACCAGCAATTGACACTTTGCCGCCGCCAGATGTTGCACCAATGCAAGCACCTGTCCAATCATTTTTTTCTTTATCAAATGTAAAGTCTCTGTGATAAGTTCCAGCACCAAGAAGAATATTGTCTGGTGTTGTTGTTGATACTCCGTGTTTACCGTTCACCATATTCACCAATCCCCTTTCCATTCTTTAATCTTCAACATAATTTGCATCTTTTCCAGACCCATTTCACCGGAAGGAATAGAAAAAGCACCCCCATAGCTGACAGCAATTGAACCGCTGTCTGTACTTGCACGCAAGTCCCGGAAGTGCTTCTTGATTTTATCCTTGTTTTCTTCAAGGACATTGTCCTGTTCTCCACGGTAAAATCCAGTCAGGATCAGTGTTGACTGTTCAGCACCATCTTCTGTTGTCGGTTCATCCTCTGTGAATTCCCCGACATAGTAAGGATATGAAACAGTCTGTGTCCATTCATTCAGTTCATAGGGAACTGCAATGATGTCCATCTGTTCATTTATAAACTTCAATTTATCCATATCACAGCCCCTTCAATGAATTCTGAATGATATTGATTATCTTTGCTTTTAAACTGGTGTATGCATTCCAGAAAGCCCTTGAAGGCTTCTTTCCTGTCGTATAATGCCATTCACCTTTTGCATCTTTATAATGCCAGCCGCCTTTTCTTCCATTGCCTTTCAAGGCATATTCACCTGTTCCGAACTCTTCCCATATTGCATTCTCATGATTTGATCCGATATATGCAGTATGTTCTGAATTGACAACTTTGTGCTGGAAGCTGTTCTTTGTCTGTCCAGTGTCAACACGTGAATTTCTTTGTGTTTGACTTTTCAGTTCACCAGCGGCTTCTTCCAGTGTGGCATTTATACGGTCATCAATTATGCCTTTCACACGAATTGAATAATCTTCAAAGAAGAATTTATTTGCCATCCCATGCACCCACCCTTCGCAAATAGATTTCAAGCTGTTCATCCATTTCCATTGGATTGTCAATCAGAAGAACATCATAGACAATGCCTTTCAGAATTGCCCTTGTGTCTTCATTTGCCAATGAATAAATTCCAGCATCAAAATCACATAAGAAGATGTGTGTGGATTCTTCAAGCTTCGTGCTGTGATTTGTACGTTTACTATCACCAGATTGCAAATCAAGCCATCCAAACAGACCAGATGCATTCACCCACTGATGCACATTTTTTCCGATTTCATTCTTGAACGAAAATCCTTTTTTCTGTATCACACCACTGATGTTGCCGCCAATTTCACCCATTGTCAAAACCTCGCTTTCATGTAAGAAGACAGACATGAAAACAGGCTTTTAGGATAACCTTTGACAGTATTTTCACCAGTCTGTTGCACATAGGTCACAGAATGTCTTGACAATGTTTTTGACTGGATTCCTTTCTTGACTGCCTTTTCTTTGCCTTCAAGTTCCCATTCCAGAAGATCAACCACACAATCAATCACATCTGCTGGATATTTCACTTTTGTCACAAGAACATGTGCTTCATCCATCAGTTCTTTGTCAACAGTGATCAGGTCTTCACCAATTGCCTTGACCACATAAAGCCCTTCATTGAATCTGCTTTCAGTGATCTGGATGGTGTCCCCGACATTTAAGCCGGGAACATATCCATATAACTGTTTTCCTGAAACTTTGCAGTCCGACCGAATGGAACGAACCTGAAAATTGTTGTGTGTGTGTGATCTGATAGCCTGTTCAATGGCATCCAGCTTCATTTGAATCTTTTTGTCTGACCATTTATTCAAATCAACCAGTTCTTTTGCCTGTTCAACAGAAATAATCATAAGGGATTCCCCCTTTCTTTATTCTGCTGGTGTTGCTTTCATTTCTTCTACTTCATAGCCCGGATGTTCTTTGAACCATTTTGCCATTCTTTCAGAAACATTTTCAGCTTTGCCATATGCAAACTGAACACCGCCAGCACCTTTTCCACAGAAGTTTTCATTGTTTTTCACTTTAACAATATAGGTTTTTGCTTTTTTAACTGCCATTTTTTTCAGTCCTTTCTTTTATACTTTCTAACAGGCTTTATCAATTCATCAACTGTTTTTCCATCTTTAAATCTCCAATGAATAGTTGCATACGGAACACCAGAAATTTTAGCCAGTTCAGCCAATGTGACATTTTCACCGTTATATTCAACAGTTACAGTGTTTCTTCTATTCCTGATCTGTTCTTTCATGGTGATAAATCTGCAATTTTCCGGGCAATAGTTTCCATTAACATCAATTCTGTCAATGGTCAGATTTTCAGCATAACCATTTGACAATGCCCATTCAAAGAAATTGTCAGGCACAAGCCATTCATCACAGACCGTGATTCCCCTACCACCATAATCTGCAAAACTTTTATGTTCCTTCTTGTAGCACCTTTGTTTCATCATTGCCCATTCTCTATATAGTCTAGTCCTTGAAACACCATGCCTTGCATTGTCTTTGTTTCGCTTCCTTGTTAAATCATGACTATAACAGCCACAACTTTTCACATGCCCTTTTCTAAGGTGTGCTGTTGTGGTTTTGACTTCATTGCCACAATCACATTTACAAAGCCACATTGCCTGTCCATGTTTATTATTTTCAATTCTTTTGATTACTTTCAGTCTTTCAAACCGCTGTCCTGTTAGGTCTATAACTCGCATAAATACCGCCCTTTCTGTAAATATATTCCAATATCATTATATCAGAATAATATTTACAAAGCAAGCTGGAGTATTTATATTTAAGAGATTTTCACATTTCTCAGAACACCAGCGTGCTGTGTATTCTTCAGTACAGTTGCCGCAATCATTTCAACTTCAGCTTTCTTCATTACACCGGATTCATTCAGGTTTGGAAGATACTGATCAATGACAGCTGAACCACCTAAGCTGATACCATGGAAACCATCTTTTGCATCAAATTTGACTGCATAGATGTCTGTCAGACCAGAACCAACATCACGTGTAATGCCAGATTTCACAACGCTGTTTGGAACTGCAACACCATCCTGAACAGTGTAATGATTCTGTAAATCCATGAAACGTACACCATCCATGGAAACAACACGTTTTCCAAATGCTTCTTCAGATTCTGTTTTATATCCAAGGATACGTGCAACAGTCTGAACCTTTGTGATCATGTTTGTGTTCATCAGAAGTGCATCAGCTTTTGTGGATTTCATCAAAAGTGATAATGCTTCATAGAATTCATCAGCATTTGCCTTTAATTTTGTGATGTCTGAAAGGTCAATCATTTTGTCTGCATAGTATTCTGTTGTTGTACCTGCAAGCATAGAATCAAGACCTTCAAATTCAGGTGCATCTGTTGCCGCTGTTGTTACTGCATCACCATTGATAAGTGTGTAATGGAAAAGAGAAACAACCGCTTTGACATGTTCTTCAATCTGATATGCCATGTTGTCCCATTTTCCAGCGGCTTTATTAAGAACACGATCCATCTGTACTTCACCACCAAGGATTGCAAGTGATGCTTCGTATTCCTGTTTTGTTGCCATGGATGCTGTGTATTCTCCATTCAGCTTTCTGAACTGGGCTGTTGCTGGAAGAACCTTTCTCATATATTTGTATTTCATTGTTGAACCGCCGCCAACAGCTGAAACACAGTCATCAAATGGAAGCACCTGAAGGATTTCAGATTCTCTTAAAAAGATGTCAACCACCTGATCAAAAATTTTGTCAGACATACCTTTTTTGATTTCTTCTAATGTCATAATTGCCATAAGTATTCACCTATACCTTTCGATTAGTTGTTTGTTTCATACTGTTCTTTTAATGCTTCAGCAAGTGATCTTGGTTCAGTCTTTCTGTCATCACCCTTTGGAAGTGGGTTTGGTTCAGTAATCATGCCACCACCTGCTTTTTCAAACTGTGTTGGGAACTGTGTTTTCAATCCTGAAAGCATGTCATCCCAACCTTTGATATTTTCATTTTCGTCAAGTTCCAAGGTCTTACCCTGTTCTTTCAGCTTTTCATTCACTTTGAATGTCAGATAATCAATATCAAGTGCCTTTTCAGATAACAATGCCACTTTCAAAGCTGATTTGATTTTTGTTTCAAGAAGCTGTTTCTGAAGATCAGGAACTGTCACATTTTTATATTTGTCAATAGCATCCTGAAGTTCTTTGTTGCCCTTTGTGCCTTTCTGCAATTCAGCAATCAGACCATTTGCTTTGTCAATTTCAGTCTGCTTTCCTGACAACTGTGCAACAACGTCATCATATTTCAGCTTTCCGACATATTCACCGGATTCAAGGTTTGCCAGCTTAACCTTTTTATCTTTGTTTGCTTCGTTGCCATTGTGTGCATTAATCTTTTCTGTGACCTGATTGAACAGTTCTTCACCAAGAATCTCTTTTAAAAAATCCATATCAATTTCCTTTCTTTTTCCGTTGTTTTTATATCAGGTGTCATCCTGTGGAAAGATGCAGTTTATATCACTTGCATCAGGTGAAATTCCGGGAAAGTTTAAATGTCATTACCTTTTTGGACAATAAAAAACCATCACGGCAAAACCGCCGCAATGGTATATTTTCATTTAACCCATGAATGGAAGATGAAAGGATCACCGCCTTCCTATTCTTCAACTACAATTTTAATTTCCTGCCAATATGCCGGATAGTCTACCGGATTCCATACACATACAACGCCTTCTGGTGCAATACATTCATATTTCACGCCATTGAATGTAATTTTATCCCCATTGTAGTACCATTTACCCACAATATATTCTGGATAAGCTTCAACCGATTCTTCCGGTGTTTCTGTTCCGTCTTCTGGTGTTTCCGGTTCTTCTGGTGCAAGCTGTTTTTCAAGTGCAAGAATCCGCTTTTCCAGTTCCGCAACCTTTTCAACAAGATTCAGGCCGCTTTCTGGATTTGCTTTGTTTCTTGCCGCCTGAATCAGTTCCACACGCTGTTCTTCAGTGATTTTCCCTGAAATCCACTGTGTTTCAATCTTCTTCAGAATATCTGACAGTTCAAAATATCCTGTTTCAATTACTGTTTTAATGATTTCATACATGTCTTATCACCTCTTTTATACAAGTTGTGCCGCAAGTGCCGCAAATTTATTGTCAATGTATGTCTTTGTATCCGCATTATACTGAACTTCCATAAACGCCCCACAATCATTCATAACGCTAGTAACCTTGTAGTTACTTTTTAAAGCCTTGTATGATGCGATTTCGGATGCTGTGAGTGGAACGGTGTATGGTTCTGCGAGGATGTACTGGACTGTGATTGGGTTTTCCGTTAAAACACGCTTGACCTCTGCATCTGTGTTTTCTGTCATTAAATAGCCAATATTCAAATATATTACATTCGCTGTACCAAGTCCAATTCCCATACTGTCAATACTGTTATCAGCGTTTATTTCATCAATAGTTTTGAAAATTAACTTATCGCTCATTACGAAAGGAGCATTAAATTCGTTTGGAAGTTTCAAGTCCTCACCAGTTGTTTGAACATAGTACAAATAGTTATCGCTGTTTGCATCATTTTTTTCATATAATTGTGAACCATCCCAAACATCACTTTTTATTCTAACCGTCCTCTCCACACTCTCATTCTCAACAGTATCACCAATGTAA